ACCAGCCTGTTGAAATCCACCAACTGCACTACCAGCTAATCCTAAAATTAAACCAGCTGACGACTTCTTCGGTTCCATTTCTGGAGCCATCGGCGTCGGTCCATGTATAGGAGCAAATCTAATATTTTCATACAAATCTCTAGATTTAGATCTAGCTTCTTCAGTTTGTATATCTTTAGAAACCATTGATTCTTCTTTAGACATCATAAGATTATGTAATATTTCAGATTTTTCTTGTCCTAATTTCTTAGCACTTTGACCTGCTAATCGAGCTGCAGTCCGACCTGTTTGTGTACCTGCATACTCATTCTCATACATAGATATAACTGCCTTTTCTATCTTTTGATCAGATTCTGCAAATAGTCTATTTAACTTTTGATCTTCTTGAGTCCATTGACCTACCATAGCTTTGTAAACATCATCTTGTTTGATATCTTCAAGAGCCATATCATTTCTATATTGAGCACGATCAAGCATTACTTCTCGATCATACAATCTGTTTTCTTCTTCAAAGTTACGAAGTTTGGCTCTGTTTCTCCCTGCTATTGCTTGGTTCTGAGCGTTGTGTTCCGCTATTTGTCCCATTCCTGAGAAAGCGGCACCTATCATTGTTGGTTCGCACACGGCAAAATTCTATAAAGGTTAATTTGTTAGGACCATATTTTAGTTCCCGTAAGAACTTAAATCCTAGAAACTTTAGAAGTTTTAGATGAGCGGTATTCCGTTTATCTACAATGTTCCAAAGGAGTTTCTCTTCTCTACTTTCTATAAATCGTTTAGCTTCTCGTGCAAAGGTGAGAGGATAGTCATGTATAGCTGGGGTACATAACATCCAAATTTTACCACCTTCCTGTACACCGGCTAATCCGGCAGTCTTGCCGTTAGGCACGTTAAAGTAAACTGTGTCTCCTGTAAAAGCAGCAAATGGTATATACCAGCGTGGGAAATGACCGTGGCCTTCCCATACTTCTCTATAGTCATCTGTACGAAGATTAGAAGCAACCTCGACGGCTGCCTCCATTGTAATTGGGTGAATGTAATTAGACACGTTGATAATATCTTGGTGAGTAATCCCCTTCCCAGTTCATTGAATGTAGGGTTGCTGGTGAGGGATGATTAGATTTTATTAATACGCTTAGGTTTGTATTCCTATCGTATACTGGTATTGTATGTATATATCCTGACGCTATCGCTGCGGTACTAGAATTTATATTATCGTATTCTTTTGATTCTACTGTGTATGTGTAGTCATCTCTACCTAGACGTTTAAGTGTTACATCTAAAACACCTACATCTCCAAAGTCAAAGTTCATTCTATGTAATACAAGAGATCCTCTAGTTTCAGATCTACTCTTATCACCCTCAGCTCTGGTTACAAATACCTTAGGTAACTCTACTTCAAACTCATACTCAAAACCAATAATCAAATCTGTATTAACAGAAACGTTAGACGCACCAGCTTCGGTTGATGTCTTCCAGTTCCCGGGTAGGGTAACTGTTTGGTTAGGAGCTGTACCTGTAATCGCAGATGCTGGGATATCATAACTCTTACCAGCTGCATCACTTGGTGTTATGCAATAAGCTGTAAGTGTACGAGTACTATAAAATCCTGCACCTAAAGTAAACGTTGTTACATCATTAACTGTATCATATGTCAAAGCAGATGATGCAAAAGTTTTTTTAGTATCTAAATGTACACGGTTTTCATCTGGAGGTACCCCTATCATAGGAGTTCCTGATGACAATTTTATGTCAAATTTTTCTAATGTATATGTAGAACCTGTATTTAATACCACAAAGTATTGATCATCCATCATGCAATGAAAGACAACATTATTAGGTAATGTCCATCTAAACCATGCAGACTGAGCACGAGTATCACCAGCTTCATAAAACTTATAACCCCATACTTCGTTAGTTGCGGTATGTAATGTACTATCTACTGCAAACAAAAGAAGTTGATTTTCTGTTGATGAGGTTACATTAGTTAAATTTTGTGGAAATAACTCTGCTATAATTTTACTTTGCTCTTGTACAGTTGGAGCGTTTCTAGTCGATACATCTGCTATCTCATAGAATCTAGCTTCTCTGGCTGTACTGTTTAAAAATCCTATGGTAGTACCTAGTGATACTGGATTACTATCTGCATTAAATGCATAAGATGATGCATAACTTATCTTAGCCGTTTCAGGAGTAAGCAAAGCTTCAGCTCCAGAACTCAGTAAGAATTGTTCACTAGCACTAAATATAACTAAACCTCCGGGATTTTCTACAGCATCAAACAGTCTCGTTGGATATGTTGAACTAGATTGTAAATCAATAGGGTCAGCGTTAGAAATAGCCATCGCAGTTTTTACCCAAAAATTATAGAAGTCATTTACCCTAGATAGGATAATATTTTCTTCACTAAGTAAAGCTATTCTATTTCTAAAGAATATCATTTTTTGAATACGATGTCCTACAAACGATGGTTCACCATTTGTTAAGTCATCACCTACGTCACGCTTACCCCATTCTGGATATCCAAATTGAAAAGCACCGTTAGCGTAAGATTGAGCTGAACCACCATTAATAGCAAATGTCCCGGGAAGCACTCTAGTGAGCTTCAGAGGCATCGTTGTGTTGTCAAAGGTAGTTGTTATCCCCGGCTCTGCACACTCTTCCCACACGCCCTCTCCGAAGCGAACTGGGTGACATGTGACAGTACCACTGGTTGTACCTGAGGATGCATCTGTTACTGTAAATGTATTTGTTTGTACGTTAGCAATAGTATAATATCCATCACTACCATTACCAGACGTTACATCTAAAATAACTTGGTCTCCATTACTATACCCATGGTTGGCTAAGGTTACTGTTAAAGTAGTCCCTGATCTAGCATAAGTAGCTGGTTGACTTAATGGATTATCTTCTGTATCTGTTACACCTTCAGCATAAAACTTAAGGTAGTAATCATCCATATCTTCACCACTATTAACTATACGTACAACATAACCATGACGACATACACGTGGTAAGTCAGCTATATTATTTGCTTCAGTTGTAGTAACAGTCATTAACTGTTTTTCTGGTGATGTTACACCAAACGGTGTAGCTCTATATAAATGAATACCATTTCCAGATATAGTTGCTGTAATACCTGTACCACTTATAGCATCTAATGTAGTTTTTAAGTCACCTAATATACCATTAGCAGACACATGTTCATCAGCATTAGAAGATGTTAAGTCAGGTCTGACCATTGCTACATTAGCTCTGGATATAACGTTTACGTGACTCTTAATAGTAGTTGTAGTAGTTACACCTTTTGTAGAAGTATGTTGGTGTGTATCGTTAGTTGTCCAACCTTCTCCACCAAACTGTAGTTTTACATAACATTGGTATGTATCATGGTAGTTATCAACTGTATTGTCATCACCATCACTGTTTATTTGTGGTGTACACCGTGTATCCAGTTCATATCTAAGGTTACTTTTACCTCCAGAACTTCCGTTAGGAGGTGATGTTGAACCAATAGCTGTACCTGAATCTACATTAACAGTTTCTCTACCTGCTCCTTTACAGTCACCATTACTGGTACCACTATAGTTTGCGGCGTCATCAATAGAAGCAACTGTAATTCCTGTAGCTCTAGGGTAAGTAACTGTAGTGTTATTATCTGGATCATAGATATCTAATGCATATTGTTTACCATAAGATATAGTATCTAATGATATAAATGCTTCGTGTAACTGAGGTGGTGATTTATCTTCAGCACCAGTTTTCATTGCTACACTTTTTCTTCTATTAACAAAGAATGTAGTTTCGTTAATAGTCATTACCTGTACATCAGAAGATTTTTCATCTGATAATGCAGTATTATCTAAATACGTAGCTTTGTTTGAACCTGCTACATAAGCATAATCTACAGGTATTTCTACACCGTCACTACATCTCCATATTTTAACTGCACCGTCTGCACCAACTTGACCTATGTATTGTTCTTCATCATCAGTATAGATGTTAAACCATTTAGTATGTGCAGCTGTTGATGGAGTTATATTATTTACTAATTGACTTCCCGGACGTTTTATAAGTTGTCTTACTACGTCTGGAACGCCGTTAACTAAATCTACTACTTGTCCCGGAATTTTTTTTTCGTCGGGTTGTGTAGACATACCTAATACGTAACTAGGTACTTTCTGTGTAACACTTGCCATTAGCGTCTAAGCATTCTATAAGGTTTATAAGATTGATATGCAGATTCATCTGGATGTCCAAGCATGTTGTGGTCACCTTGATTGCATTCATATTCCATACACGCAGCTCTAGCTTGTGACTCAAAGGTTGACATCATCTTCTGTAGGTCAGCGTTGGAAACTAATTGTACTGCAGCTCGACCGCAAGCTTTATATATAATATAACGTTGGAACGGAGCTGGTATATCTTCAAATGCTAAAAGTCTTACATAGTTAAAATAAAAGAAATCATCTTGTGGAAACTCAAATGTATGATTTACTCTATCATATATTTTCCATAGTCCATCTGTATCTTTTCTTCTAACAAAATCTCTTGTACGATCCCATGCATCTGACATGTCTATACGCATAACATCTGATGGAATAATAAATTTGTTCTGATTATCTTTATTTGAATTTTTGATGTGGTATTCTTTATTAAATATCCAACCTTCGCTCTGTACATCTTGATTAGATTCTTTCAGTAGGTTGTATACGAATGATACCTCTGGATTCGTAAAATCTAATTGAGAGATAGGAGCTTGACCGATGCTACCAAGTATAGAGTTTACTGCGGATAGTTCGGTATCGAGTGTTGTAGTTGTGGTAGTCATAGGTTAAGATTTATGAATAAAAAAAAGGGAGGTCGTAAAACCCCCCTGTATGTGTTAAGTATATTGTCCAGAAACAACAGCACAAGTGTCAACGACACCTGAACTACCGACTGTGTTATATGCTAAACGTAAGTTTTTTGTTGTGGAGGCTACAGCTGATGCTGAACCTGATCCACTTGTATCTGAAGGAGATATACGTGTTTCGGTACCTGCACCGCATACACCATATTCTCCAACTGCTGAAGGAGCTGCCATAATATTATATTGTTAAGAGACTGTTCCTAGAAGAGAGCTGTCAGAATGCTGTCTCCCATACTCCATAGGAGTTGCAGGATCTTTAGTTACAGACTTATCGACTGTACCGATTCCGCTGAGAGAAGCACCGTTACCCTTTACTCTAGTAATAGTCTGTGAAGTTCCGGGTTTTAAAGACATGATTAACTACGTGCTGAAGTTAACTCAATAGCACCTGCTGGGTTAAGTGTTCCTGCACCCATAGCAAGTCTACCTACCATAACGTCACCTTGGTATAAAACAGAAACGTCTCCAGATGTCACCTGAACCTGAGGTCCAACTGCTTCTACGATTCCAGCTACGTCACGTTGATATATTAAACCACAGTGTGTAGAGAAATCTCCAGAGTAATCATTGTTTTCACCAGACTGACCAGTTACTGTACCGGCAAGGAAAGGTAGGTTGTTTGAACGCTTGATAGAAATACCAGCAATTTCAACTAGACCTTCACCAGATGTTAGGTTACCTTGATTGTTACCATAGTCTCTGTTTAAGATGTTAGAAGAAACCTGTGATACCAAGGCATAGTATTGTCTTGGATTAAGTATCGCAGTACGTCCAGTCTTTGGGAGATTTTTTTCGTCAAGAACTGCAGCTGCTTCAAAGAAAGCATCTACTAGAGCTTGAGCATTATACTCCTTAGTTACACCTAGCTCGATCTGTGTACCACCGGGTTCTGGTCCGGGTGATGCTGTGATAGGATGTGCTTCTCTTGCTGCTTTAGCAATAGTTCTAAACACTTTCTTATCATAAGCTTCAGCCAAAGCATGACCGATCTTAGAAGAGATCTCTGAGCGTAGAGAGTAATGTGCAAGTGTTTCGTCTAAGTCATATACGAATGCAGAACTAATTAATAGGTCATCGCATTGTATAGTTTTCTCAGCTACTGGTGGATCACCACTTCCAAGGATAGGCTCCCCGGGTGTATGATACGCCGCTTGCATGCGTCCTGTGAAGATGAATTGTAAACTCTTACCATTCTTCAAGGTACGTCTTTGCACGGTGTCACGTGCTATAGTTGCTGACTCATAAGCTTTAAATAGCTCTCCTGAGAACAACTTTAAATAGGTTGCGTATTTGGTATCGTAAGCCTGAGATCCAGCAGTATTAGATACCGCCTTATTCAAAGCACCAATTACGGATTGTGTAGCGTTAGCCATTTTTTAATAAAAATTAAAGGTATATTTGCTCGTCTCTTTACGTAAAAAGTTGTGAGTCTCAATTGGACTCATTGATATTTGTGGTCTATCCCACCGTCTAGACGGCTAATTGGTATCCTCGTAAGGGCAAAAAGCCAACGGTGAAGGAGTCCTACTCTGAGGTGCTCCTCCACTTATACTATTTAGAAGCGATAGTACTGAACGCTTGAGCCTTCTAACACTTTAGCTGCAGTAGCATCAGAAGTGTTCTGAGCAAACTGGAACTTGATGTCGCCAGCTGTTGCACCATTTTCAATAGTACCTGATAGTTGTAAACAACCGTCAGTACCAGATGCTGTGATTGCAATAGCACTACCTTCAGCTGTGATGATAGATGCTAGTGCTCCACCAGCGTGGTCGCAACCATTCTGAGCTACACGGTATGTAGTTAAACTTGCAGGAGTATCAATAAGATACTTGAAGTCTGGTGTAGCTGCTGTGTTGTAGAAGATGTTGTACTTGAAGTTAATCCTCTCGTACTTACCAACTCTAAGATCTAGATCTGATACATCTACAAGTGTAGTAGAACTAGCTACTGATACGTCAGCAGTTACAACCTTAGTGATTGGTTCCTGAGCAGAATAAACTACTCCACCGCTCGTAGCGTTTGAATTAAAAGCCATAATAAATTGTTATTAATGTGTCACCGATATGCATGGTTCCGCCATGCTGTTCGGCCATAGTTTAACGTGGTTACGCACAGTTGAATACTACTTGTTTCTAGTGTATTCTATGCCACGATATACGTAAGTAACTGTCATAGCTATCTCCATATACCAAGACCCCGTTCCATGCCTTGGTGCTCATGCGTCCCGTAAGGGATGAACGGACGTAGTATTAACCGATAGCTGGAGCTGTAAGTGCTACGTTTGTTGACTCAGCTGATGCTAAGTCTAATGGAAAGTTGTGTGCATTTCTTTCGTGCATTACTTCCATACCTAAGTTCTGTCTGTTAACGACGTCTGCCCAAGTAGGTATAACCTTTCCATTAACATCAACCACTGACTGGTTAAAGTTAAATCCATTAAGGTTGAATGCCATTGTGCATACACCCATAGATGTTAGCCATATGCCAACAACCGGGAAAGCACCAAGAAAGAAATGAAGAGCACGAGAGTTATTGAAAGACGCATATTGAAATATTAGTCTGCCGAAGTAGCCGTGAGCTGCAACGATGTTGTAAGTCTCCTCTTCCTGACCAAATTTATAGCCATAGTTCTGCGATACATCTTCAGTTGTTTCTCTAATAAGTGAGGACGTGACAAGAGATCCGTGCATAGCAGAGAAAAGAGATCCACCGAATACCCCAGCAACGCCGAGCATGTGGAACGGATGCATAAGGATATTGTGTTCTGCTTGGAATACGAACATGAAGTTAAAAGTACCAGAAATACCAAGAGGCATACCATCACTGAAACTCCCTTGTCCGAAAGGGTACACTAAAAATACTGCTAGTGCTGCAGATACTGGTGCGGAATAAGCTACGCATATCCATGGTCTCATTCCTAATCTATAACTAAGTTCCCATTGACGTCCCATGTAAGATGCTGCACCGATAAGGAAGTGGAAGACAATGAGTTGATAAGGTCCGCCGTTGTAGAGCCATTCGTCGAGAGTTCCTGCTTCCCAGATTGGGTAGAAGTGTAAGCCGATGGCGTTGGAGCTGGGGACCACTGCTCCTGAGATGATGTTGTTACCATATAAAAAAGATCCTGCTACTGGTTCACGTATGCCATCAATGTCTACAGGAGGTGCAGCAATGAAAGCTAGTATAAAACAAGTAGTGGCGGTTAAAAGTGCGGGTATCATTAGTACTCCAAACCATCCTACGTATAGGCGGTTCTCTGTACTGGTAACCCATTTACAAAAACTTTCCCAATTATTTCGTTCTTGTTTTTGAAGAGTAATTGTTGCCATTAAAATATTCCGGGGATGATTTGTCCAGTTGTGATGTAAGCACCGACTGCTGCTACAAATCCGAGCATAGCTGCCCAGCCGTTAAATCTTTCTGCTTCGTTTGTCATAATAGGGTTTTTGTTTATGGGGTAATTAGGGATAACTCTCGGAGGAGTTTCGTTTGCATGTATGTTTTGCTTGCCGTATTCGGAAGTAATCATAGTTGTAATAAGAGTGGTGAAAATACCTGTGGCGAGGACGATCGGTTCGGGTCGCCACGAAGTACTATTTAATTTTTAGTTTGTTCTTCTTTGCAGTTTTAGCTGCTCTCTTGAAGTTCGAGTTTGTGGGAGCACCGGGAGCACCAGCCTTCCTCATTTTCTCGCCAGAGCCAGCGGCGATACGCTTTCTCTTGGCATGTATGTTTGCGTAAAGTCCGGGTTTAGCCATTAGCGTTTACCTTTTCCTCCTTTAGATCCACAGGATCCTTTGCCTTTGTGTGCCATGTTAACATTTCCATTTACGTAATGCAAGTGCCTTCCGTGTTGGACGACCCTTGCTGTCTTTCATTGGTCCTTTGACTCCACCCATTCTAGCACAGAAAGATTTTTTTCGTGAGCCACCTTCTGGTTGTGGAGCTTTTAAGTTAGAACCTGTAGCTGCATTATACTTCTTACGACCTGCAGCTGTCAAGCCGCCTGAACGACTTTTATGTTTGCCTATCTTTAGACTAACACTCTTTCGTTTAACTGCCATTGGTTATAGACTTTTGATAGCCTTGTTTGTTTTTTCTTTACGTTTTCTTAACTTGTCAAGTAAACCAACGTGACTAGGCATTTGGTTTTTCTTCTTTTTCTTCTTACCTTTGTCTAGGTAATCCTCACCTGTTCTTGAGTTAGGCATTACTTTTTCTTTTTCTTTTTAAGAAGAGCCATGGTTTTCATAGCCATTGAAGCGGCATCTTTACCACCTTTCTTAGGTCTATCTTTTTGAGAACCATAAGTTCCCGGTCCCATTGGTGCCATTACTGTTCTGCTCCTGCGTCTGTACCGTCAGCTGTATTGCCAACTTGTTTTTTACATTGAGCTACCTGCTCTGCTGTAGTGCCATTGTCATTGTAAGGAATGAACCAACGGTCACCTGTAGCATTTACTTTATACTTCACCTGCATAGTATCAATACGTGCAGATGGATCATATGCTTTAGACATAATTAAAATTGAATATCAGAACGTTCGAGTTTGTTATACACATCTTGACGATATGCTTCATCTCTATCGTAACGAGGATCATTCATAGCTTGTACAACTTCAGCTTGACTACGGAATCCATCCGCAGCTTGTGCAGCTTTACCTGTAAGCATTCGACCTTCGTAACCTTGTTGAGCTTCATACTCAGCTCGTAGTCCAGCAACTGCAATTTGTATAGCGGTAGAATTACCTCTATCTATCATATCATTGAAAGCATCTAGCTTTGTTTCTGATAAGTTTTGAGCTGCCCAACTTGTTAATTTTCCATACTCTGCTTCACCACCTGCTGAGTTATAAACTTGGTTCATCTCAGCATCAGATAAGTCAGCAGCTACACCGCCGTCTACATCTGGGTTGCGATCTCTAATAGCCATGTAAGCTTCTACTAGATCTGAACTAGACATCTCTGTAAAACGTTGCATTGTTTCTTCAGAGATAGCTCCTTCATTCTCATAGTATTCTTCTGAGGCAGTAGTGATTAAGTCTACACCTGCTGCAACCTCTTCAGGATACTCATCATCTTCTAATGTAGTTTCTTCAACTTCATCATCTTCATCAGAGGATCCTAATTTTCTTTGCAGTTCAATGTATGCTTCTTCTAATTCTTCTGCACTCTGGTACTTACCAGCATATAGTTCAGATTCTTCTTGACCTAATCTCTCCGCAACAGCTAGTGAGTCTTGTTCATCTTCTGTAAACTCAGGAGCGTCAGCTGGAGTTGGGTCATACGTTAGTTTTTCCGTCATCTTTAAGTCCTTTAGCGGTGGTTACTTTTAGGTTGCCAAGACCAAACGTTGTCACTAGTTCAGGATCTGCTCCTATGTTTGCTCTAGTTGTAAACTTAGTTGGTGTGGCTATTTCATTTTGTGGTACCAGTGGTTCTGGTTTGCTAACCTTCGGGAGGGGTTTCTTCGCTACCTTCTGTGGGCGGCTCGCCTTGTGTGTTGCCATTTGTTAATTGATCGTATCCGTCTGTAATCATCTGATTCATTCCGGGGTTTTTACTTGGGTCCATCATAGGAGTACCAGCTAACTGACCAGCTTGCTTCAACAATTCTTGTTGTTGCATCTGTTGCTGTTGCTGTGCTCTTTCTTGTTGCATGGTTTCAGGTGTCTTAACTAGGTTAAGTACATCTATACCTTGAGCTGCAGCGAGACGTTTAACGTACTCACCGGGGTCAAGATACTTAGCCATGACTTCTGGTCCCATTGTTTGTGCTAGAGTTTGTGCGAACTGAACAAGAGACTGTTGGTCTTGTCCTCTACCTAGAGCATTAACACCAGCTACTATCTGTGGTCGTACCACATCTTTAGGGATCTTCGGTAGTTGACCCGTGCGTTGTAGCATATGTAATGTTCTGTTGAGGTATGGTATCAAAAATTCAACCGTGAGCAAGCTGAATAAGCCGCCAAGTTGTTGTTCTAATTCCATTTGCGTGAGGCGTACCTCTTCCGCAGTTGTTCTTTCGCTTTGCCTAACTGATAGTACGAGAAAGGCTTCACCTATTCTACGTTCTAAAGTTTGCATCTGCTCTGCTGCCGTTCTAAAATCAGCTGTTTTGCCTACCTGTATAACGCCAACGTCATCAGGTCTACCCTGAACGATCGCTCCGTTACCAGCATCGGCTATAGTCTTTGGTTTGGTTGTCGAGGATGGTGATACAAGGAAGACTACTTTAGCTGCTGCTGCAGAGCCTTCTACGATAGCCTGAGACAATCCTTCGAGCGATCTGATGTCGCCGAGGAACTCTTCAACCCTGCCACGACCGTAATCTTCTCCGTCCACCACGTTAAACCTCAGGCAGAGCCAGGGATTTGCGGTTTTTGGAGCAGTACTACGACTGTTTGGGAGTATCTTATCGAATGCTTCTTGATGCCATACCCATCGACCATTGTCGAGTCGGACGTAAGTGTACACTTCTACGTCTTGATCATCGGATCCTGTCTTGTGGCCATCGTCTCCGGGAGAGTTTGGCATAGCTACTTGGAGATCCATACCAAGCATCTTACGACTAATTAGTTCCTTTGTGACAATCTCTACGACGTTCCCGTTACCATCTCTGTTTACTACAAAGCGGTTGAGGGGATAGTTCTTGAGACCATCTTTGCCCATAAATATTAATGCGTTACCAGACACAATTAAATGTTTTAATGCCTGATGGACTACAACTCTATCGCTAGAGGCATTAACATAATCCATGACCATCCTTTCCATCTTGGCAAAGGATAAATCTAATTCACTTTTTACTTCACGTGGAAACTCTTCACCAAGTTTATCATCTCTAACTTGTAGCTTGAAGAAACTTGTTTGTGGAGGTATCAATGCAAGCATAAGTTTTGCTGCCAAATTGACAACCGACTTGCTACCCACTGATTGCCACGGTGTAAATAATTTTTGATGAGTGGGACGTGAAGTCAGATCATCTTGTATTAAATAAGGCAACGTTAATCTTGAACATTCAACTGCGGTATCAAGGAACTG